TATTTCGTGGAAGCTAGAAACAATCTGGAGAAACAAGGCCGTCTTGATGTTGCTGTCTCAGCCTCTATCAATAGTTTTAGTGGAAGTGATTTTGCCAAATTAGAAAAACCGCCATTTGAATCAACATCGTTTTTTATGGGCGATCAAAATGGCGGTTCTGGATGGGAGCTGGATCTTGGTGGAGGAGAGTCCATCAAGTATTACATCAGCATTCCAAAGTCTATAGGTGAGGTCCGTCAGGTGTTTCATGGCCTTCCAGAGAATATTCCTCCAGAGCTAAGGGATTTGTCTGTTGATGAGTTGTGCGGAATTTATCTCGGTAAATTGACAGACCTCCTTAAGGCAACCAAGAAAGAATTCCTTCCAGATCCAAAAGAGCGGCCGTATCTCCGGTTAGTTAAATAGCGATATTTTGGCGAGCGGCTGACTTTGAAGGGGGAGGGGTTACAGGTTTTGCGGGTCGAGTATGGATGTACTCCTATTGGGATTTGGCTGACTCAGCCTTCACGGCCTGACGCGCCTTGAAGCGTTCGTAAGGTCCGCCGGGCAGCGATGCAATCTCGTTGGCCGCCTTGATCAGCAGATCGCCCAGGGCTTTCTGGGCCTTCGGTGTGAATGCCTTGAAGCGGGTGCCCGGCGGGTAGTAGGCGGCGTATGCCAGGCGAGTGCAAAGCGTCGAGGCTTCGTCGAGGCCGCTACTTCGACCGTACCCGATTAGGGTTTCGCGATCATCCTGAACCGGAACGCCCTGGGGCGGGACGGCTGTCTCAGTGCCGAACCGAGCGCACAGTAGCTCCCAGATATCAAAGGCCCCAGCACCACGCACGCGGGCTTTCTCTGCCAGGATTTCTGCCATCTCGTCGTTAAGCTCTCGCGGGAAGCTGATCATCTGATCACGCGGCACGCCGTCAATCGTTTGGTTGGTGGTCATAGCTGCGGCCAACGCATCGTATTCAGCTTTGCCACCTTCCACCGGTGCGCCGGTTACCCGATCTTCAATCATCTGCCAAACAGGTTGGTATTCAGGCCAATCCGCCTCAACAACCACTGCCTTGACGGTAGGGACTCCCTCTCCGAATATGCAGCCCTTCAGGTACTGCATCTGGCTTTCGGTCAATTGGCTGTGCTTGATGACCGTATAGCGCACCTCGCGTTTGAACTCACTCATAAATCACCTCAGCAAATCAGTTGTGCCAGTGCCAGCAGGCACCAGCTGTAGGCAGGGAGTTTGGATTTCATGGATTACGCGCAGGAGCTGGTTCAGGAGAGCCACAAAGGTGGTGGTCCATCTGCTCCCGGCAATCCTGCTCGGTGTAGCCGCAATCCGGGCAACGAGGTGGTGACGGAATGCGTGCCGATTTTCGGTCGCCCCAAAAGTCGGTAACCAACCGGCAGATATCAGCTTCAAGATCCAGATGCTTTTCTCTTGTCAATTCTCCGGTATCAAGAACGCACTCCAGAAGCGAGATGGCTGTATCCACCCGCTCATCCGCTGCGGTCAGGCGCTGTTGCAGGGCTTGCTCGCGGGCGAGCGAGTTGTTCAGCTGCAACTGAAGGTCAGCCACTTGCTCGGCAGTCATGCTGCCGCAGAGCTTCAGGTAGTCCTGATGCTCTCTGGCGTATCGCTGCGGAAGGGTTTCGTCTTGATGGGTGGTCACGGGGAGTCCTTGCCGGGCCATGCCCGGGCGGTGGAGTGGGGGAGTCAGAGTTGTTGCAATAGGCGCCTGCCGATCCAGCGAACCACGGTTACCGCCTTGCTGTTGCCGATTGCCTTGTAGCGCGGGCCATCCGGGCATTCGTCGGCGGGCTTGTTGCGCCAGGGGATTAGAGTGTGGTCGTCAGGGAATCCCTGAAGTCGCTCGCATTCGGTGGGAGTTAAGCGGCGAACTGCTGACCCAGACTGAACGGCCTGTACCTCGGCGCGAGCTTCCAACGTGTAGGCATGATCGGCCTGTACTCCCACACCATCCGGTCCGCTCGCAGGGTTTGTGCGAAGTGCGCCCGCCTGGATTGCGTGAGTCACAATTGGCTGACCCCGCCCCGTGCCGTCCTCGCTTCCGTCGAAGCCTTCGGCCTTGAGTGTGTGAGTGATTTCGCCGGTTACGCATACCGCGACTTGGCCACCTGCAATTGCATGGCTGCCGCTATGGTTCATGGCGCGCAGGGTTGGAGCGATTGGCCCGGCGTCGGCGCCGTAGTCCTTGCAGGTGAAGGCAAGCACCGCGTTCTCTTGCCCATTGTTTCGCCCCAGGGCAAAGGCAAGGTGCTCGCTTGTTCCTGGGTCTTGCGTGCCATGCACTACCAGTAGACCGGCTTCGGCGTCCTGCTGGGTTACGCTGCCAGCGGCCTTTCCATTGGCGTTAAGCGTTCCGGCAATCAGGTGTCCTGCTTGAGCCTGGTTATCGTCTGCGCCACATGTTCCAACGCCGTTTGCAGTGAGTGCGGCAACTGCCTTGATCTCGCCTCGGCGCGGCGGAGAATCCCGGCGCAGGCCATCGCGCTCAAAAAGTACCGATGTGGGATCGAACCCTTCTCTAGCACTTGCCACAACGAACACGCGTCGGCGTCGTTGGGCCAGGCCGAAATGTTGGGCGTCCAAGATCCGCCAAGCGATTGCTCTTTTGGGTCCATACACACAACCAGCGTCCGTCCACCTTTTCCCTGAAGGGTGCAGCTCGCAGTCTTCCCCAGCAAGCGCGCCAAGAAAGCATCCGAAGGCGTTCCCTTTGTCGCTGAGGACGCCGGGGACGTTCTCCCAGACGATAACGCTGGCTGGCTTTCGCTGGCTGGCGCGAACATAGTCAACTGCATCTGCAAGCTCCACGTATTTGATGGTGAGGGCGCCGCGCGGGTCGGTGAGGCCTTCGCGTATACCGGCAACCGAGAAGGCTTGGCACGGGGTGCCGCCGACCAGCACGTCCGGCGCTGTGATCTTGCCGGTCAGCACCAACGCGGCCAGCTTGGTCATATCGCCGAGGTTCGGCACGTCGGGGTAGTGGTGAGCCAAAACCGCCGAGGGGAACGGCTCAATCTCGGCGAACCAGGCGGCGCGCATGCCCAGCGGGTGCCAGGCTTGTGTCGCGGCTTCGATGCCGCTGCACACAGAGCCGTAGGTGATATCGGGCATAGGGGATCCTCGCCGGCTGGCGTGATTCGTTGATGGGGTATGGTTATTCGTCGTGACAGATGCGCAGGGTCTTGCGCTTGAATTCAGCGTCAAGCAGTCGAGCGTATCGATCTGGCATCACATACTTTTCGCGGGGCGGCGCCGTCAGGAATGGCATACATTGCACTGGACCGCACTCATGTAAGGCCTGAATCGCCAGCCGCATCGCCGCGCATTCATCCTTCGCGCCCGACCACTCGACCAGCAGCGCTAGTGCGTTTCGTGTCCCTTGCCTGATGCGGAAGCGGATCATCTCGCCGCCCGTGATCGGCGCCACGTTTTCGTGATAATCCAAAACCGGGCGCGAGCAGAGGAATCGAATCACACCGTCACGGCCAAGGGCTTGAATGTGGTGGATCATCAACGTCAGAGCCTCGCCTTGCTCCTCGATTCCAGCCCACTCCATCAGATCAGCCAGTGCCTGTCGCGTGCCTGGCCTGACCCGTAGCCGCAATTCCTCTTCGTTGGCTGCGATGCGCTTCTCTGCGCACTTGGCCGAACGCTGCGTTCCAGTCTTGGCAGCCATAAGTCACCCATTCCAGCGTGTGCGAAGCTGAACGATGTCGCGAATCGTCGACGCCCCGCAGTTGAATATCTCCCTGAGTAGCCCGTAGCCAAGCCCGCCGCGAGCATACAGCGCTCGTATTTCGGCAACCTGTTCAGTGGTCAGCCTTGCCTTGGGATGGCTCGGCCCGCAGCGGTGGTGAGTGTGGTTTCTGGTAATCGCGGCTTGTGTCTGCATTGGATAGCCCGCTCGGTGGGATGTTGAGTTGTTCGGCCCGCCGTCGCTGGCGGACCTTTGCTTGGAGTCGACGCAAATCAGGCAGCTCGGAAAGGTTGAGTTTTCAGCCCTTCAACTTGGCGCTCAAGGTTGCGGATGGTCTTCTCGCCGCGCTCGCGATCAGGGCCGATCCACTTGGCCGAAGCTGCGCGAAGTCGTTCCAGGCTTTCACGCAGATGGTGAAGGTGTGTCTGGCGGTTCTGGTGGATGATCAGGGTGGTGGTCATGGTCAGGCTCCGGCGAGGTAGGGCACAGGAATAAAGGGAATATCGTCGTCAAAGCTGTCTGGCGGCGCGCCTTGCTGATTCTGCTGCGGTGCCGCCTGCTGCGCCCGAGGTGCTGGCTGCTGTCTTGCCGCGCCTGCCTGCGGATTAGCCTGTCGCTGCTGGCCGTCCAGCGGCTTACCACCCAACAACTGCATGGTGCCCTGCATATCCACGACGATTTCCGTGGTGTAACGCTTGATACCGTCCTTCTCCCATTCGCGGGTCTGCAGCTTGCCCTCGATGTAGACCTGAGAACCCTTGCGCAGGTACTCCCCGGCAATTTCAGCGACCTTGCCGAACAGCGACACGCGATGCCATTCGGTTTTCTCGACCTTCTGGCCGCTCTGCTTGTCCGTCCATTGCTCACTGGTGGCAAGGCTCAGGTTCGTGACCGCGTTACCGTTGTGCATGAATCTAACTTCCGGGTCTTGGCCACACGTACCGACCAAGATGACTTTATTAACGCCTCTGCTCATGCTGCTTTACTCCGGATTCGTTCTTGCATTTCGGTTTCGAGGTCGGCCAGCTCTTCAAGGAACTCCTTGATGCCTGATTCCATCTCGCGGATTCGTTTGTGGTCGCGCTCGTAGCGGTGGCAGATGTACTGCAGCGACTCGGGCAGTCGGTCGTCATAGCTCACGAAGTCGGCCCACTGGCGGCCGGTGCAAGCCATCTGCGCGAGCATCTGCCACTCGTACTGCGGATCGTGACGCCCTGACTGCATCGTAGCGATATGGGTGGCGGTGTTTGGGCACTTGATTTCAAGCACGCCGTCATCACCCGCCAGGCCATCAGGCGACGCGCCGAAGCCCGCGATATTCGGGTGCATAACCAATCCGGTTTCAACCACCATCAGACCTTTGTCTGCCTCGTAGGCCATGCAGGCGAACGGCTCCAGCTCGACGCCGCGCTGTACAGCGGCATTCCGGGAAAGGTCAGCGCCGCCTTGCTGGCCGGTCAGTCGCTCGCACAGAAGCTCCATCATGTAGTTCTTCCTGGCTGCCGACGGTGCGCCGCCCCGACCGTTCGCCATGACATCCTTTACGCGGCTGGCAGTCACACATCCCAGCCTTGCCGCGAACCATTCAGCACTACGCTGCTCCATCTAAAACCTCCTCGGCCTGGCCTTCTATAGGCGCAGACTCTGCTTTTAGGATCTCGCCGCGCTTGGTCACCTCGGCTTTAAACCGTGAGTGACCTGCAGCGTCTTTGGCCTGCTTCATGGCCGCCGTACCCTGGTGATAAACCTCGGTCAGCGCCTCCAGGCTTCCGGCTTTCATGGCGAGGTCGATCCAGTCATTGACCATCTCGGGATCGGTCGGCGCTGAGCCGGGCATGCCAGTCAGGCCTTCGCCACCATCGGTGTTGAGGTGATGAATTGCCTGCTCAAGTCGCTCCGTCTTCGGCCAGTACTTGTAGCCGCGCTTGACGACGGTCTTCTTGGCCATCTCGCCGGGGTCGGTGACCCAGGGGCATGACGACTTCTTGCTGATCCATGCCTTCCAGGCGCTTGACCGGTCGCGGATGGCATTCACGTCGTCGATGCTCATCGTTTCCGTGAGGTAGTCGCCGTCGGCCGTTTTGACCACCACATACACGCCAATGGCGTCACCGCGATCCTTGGCGAAGGGGTTGTAGGAGTGGGAGGGCGGTTTGTCGAAGCCGTTGAGCGAGAACGAGTCGGCCGCGTAGACCAGTTCGGCCTGAGCCCACCGGATGGCGCCGGTGGCCATGGCCAGATCCATCAGGCCTATGTAGCTGATGTCGAGGCAGATCTTTCCGTCTCGCGGGACCAGATAGGCCTGCTTCTTCGCGGGGTTGAGGCTGATGCCGATGGCCGCTATGTTCGTGATGGCGTTCGCCACTGACTGTCGGTTCTGCATGGCAATCTTGGTGGCGTACTCGCCGGCGGTGATGATCTGGATGGCGAATTCTGCTTCGCGCTCGAAATTCAGCGAGCGATCCGTCAGGACATTGGCGAACTGGTTCCGCACCGCGTAAATGTCTTGCGTGATGGTTGCAATGGCTGTGCTCATGACGGCCTCTAGTAGGAGATGGAAATGGCGGGGATCTTGCGATGGGCTATCAGGGTGATTGCCTGCTTGGCGCATTCCTCGGTCATGCCGCCTTCGATGAAGGCGTTCAAGGCGGCGCGGTTGATCTGCTTTTTGTGTTCCAGATCAGCTTCGCGCGCCTGCTGCTGGCGGACGATTTCGGCAGCCGCTGCATCGGCGCGGCGGCGCTCGTCGGCGCGCGCTTGCTCTGCGGCCTGTTCGGCGCGTTTCGCTGCGGCTTGGCGCTCCTGCTCAGCACGTTGCTCGGCGGCGATGCGATTCGCTTCCGCCTGCTCTGCCGCCAGTCGAGCCTGCTCGGCCTGCTGCTCAAGCTGGAGGCGCTGGCGCTCGGCCTGTGCTTCTGCGTCACGGGCAGCTTGCTCGGCGGCACGCTGCGCTGCGGCAGCCTGATCAAGCAGCTCTTGCTCGCGTCGGGCGGCGGCTTCTCGTTCGGCATGTGCACGCTGCTCAGCTTCACGACGGGTACGCTCTTCAGCTTCACGGGCGATCTGCGCGTCCCGATCGCGCTGAGCCTGTGCTTCGGCTTCGGCGCGCAACCGGATCAATTCGGCCTGTTCGGCTTCGTACCGCGCTCGCTCGGCGTGCAGGGTGCGCAGCTTGATCAGCGTCTGGTCTTTCACTTGGGCGGCTTCGGCCAAGAACTCTTCCCAGCTATCGCCGATTTCGAGCAGTTCGAGGTCGGCGATGATGCTGGCCAGATGGGAGGACGTTGGCGCCGTTTCGAAGATGGCTAGATCCTTGATCTGCTGGATCGCGTCGACGTGAGCGTCTGTCCGGGCAATCTCGGCTTGCTCCCAGTCCGTCAGCGGCTGGCGAGTTGCGTCACGCAGCGCGTCCATCTTGTTGACGAAGTCGCGCAACTCGGCCTCGACGACCTTCGGCATTTCCTTCAGGCGCTTGAGGTAGTCGCGGCCCGGCTTTTCCACGGCTGTTTTCGACTTGCTGACCTTGGCGGCCAGAGAGGCGATTCGCTCGCGACCTTTTCGAGTAGTCAGGTCTGGAACCTCGGCGGTGACCTCAGCGGCTACCGCGTCGAAGAACTGGCCAAGGCCGCCGGCGACATAGATGGCCGGTGCGTTTTCTTCGCTGATGTCGTCGATCTTGATAACTTGCTGTTGTGCGGACATGGCTATGCTCCTGCGATCCGTGCGGGCCGCATGAATGAATTAAGAAGGGGCTTGCCCTGGCTGGAGGGCGGTATAAAACGCGGTAACTTTGTCCTGAAGCATTTTTTGAGCGGTGGCTTTGTCTCTGGAGCTGCCGGTGTAGTGGCTTTTCCCGCAGAAAGTGAAACAGCCCCACCATCTGCCACCCTTGCGGCCATCCCAGTAAACATGGGGCTCCGCAGCTTCAGCCTTTCCGCTGGAGCGGTTGTGCAAGTTGGCTAGGTGAGTTACATCCCTGAGATTCGCGAATCGGTTATCGAAGCCGTTGCGATTGATGTGGTCGATCTCATTAACTGGCCACTCGCCCGTCATGTACAGCCAGGCGGCTCGGTGAGCCATGCACCGCTTACCATCTATCCGCAACATCACATAGCCGGAGTTGTTGACCCCGCCAGCGATTGTTCCGGCATGCTGGTTGGACACCTTGACCAGTCGCGTGAAGTGACCGGTTTCAGGATCATAGATAAAAAGCTCTTTCAACCGAGCCTGCGTGATTTCCATGGGCAATACCGGTCTGATGCCGCGACGTGCGCAGCGCTTGAAGTTGAAAGTCAGGAGGTGATTCGATCAGCGAGCGCGCTGAGCAACATCAGGAAGGTGCATATGGAGAGGGCAGAGAAAGAGCCGCGCCAGATGAGCATGCGCCGGGTGCGCTGGTGGGCGGTCATGGCGATGGCTGCTTGCGAAATCCGGCGTCGTAGATTCGACCCGCCTGATGGTATTCGGCTGAGTCATGGCGGTTATCGATCAGGATATGGGCGATTTCAAATACGGCCTTCTCTCGCTCTTCCGCCGCGATCTGCTCGGGCGTGCGAATAGGGCGAAACGCACTTGACCATCCAGTCAAGCGACCACCGCTATGCACAACCACAGCAGAGCCTTCATGCTCAGGGTGATGCCAAACCACCACGGCTTCAGCCCACTGGTGGTTCATGCTCGGAAGCATCGCTTCACACACCGTCCCAACAGGCGGCAGGCCTTCGCCGGTCCAGTTCTCAGGCTTGGCAATCTCAAGGTAGGAGTTACTCATGCAGCCAAACCCCATTTCCCACTCGCCATCCTTGAAGAACTGATAGCTTCCAGAGTTTCCGCCGAAGCACTTCACCCAAAGGCCCGAGTGCGGGTTGATGTGGGTGGCGCCTTCCGGCTTTTTGCTCAAGTCGATTTTCATGCTTTCACCTCATACGCCACGGTCCACTCACCGCACATGCAGGCCCGGCCACTCCAGGCGTGAACATTTGGGATGCCAGCGTCATGTGCCAGCGAAAGGGCGCCCAGCCACTTGGTGTGGGTGAAGGCCAGGATCATGCGGTCGGCGGGCAACTCTTCGATCTGCTCGTCGATCAGTGATTTAACCGGTGCGGTTGTCATGCGGCGGCCCTCTTGAGCTGTTCGTTGCGCTCGATGAACTTGGCGTCCAGCGCGTCGCGGTAACGGTTGGCGGTAGGGGAGTCGACCAGATCGGCGAACTCGGCCATTTCGATCATGCCCATGACGAAGGTGCGGTCTGGCACCGGGGTGCAGGACTTCTTCATCTTGGCGATTTCCAGGCCCAGGCGGGCGAGGGCGGTAGGGGTGTTCATAGTTCGTCGTCCTCTGCCTGGGCGATCAGGGCGTCATTGACCAAGGGCCGAAGTAGGGCTTCGGCGAGTTCGCCAAGCTTGCCGAAGGTGTGTTCGCTCGGGCCCAGCAGCTCGGCGGCGGCATCTTTGTCAGCTCGTCCGCAGTTGTTGGCGATCAGCAGCCAACCTAGTGCCGGTGTGCCGATGTCACAGTTCGCCTGCCGGGCGTTCACCAGCTCATCAGTCGCCAGTGCCAGTTGGGCTACCGTGACGCACTGGGGCCTTCTCAGGCGCCGCTGGAACTTCACGTCACAGCCGAACCGCACCAGCTGCTCCGTGGCGTTGTAAAGCCACTCAGCACGCGCCAGTTCCAATGGGCTTTCGCTGACTGGAGGCGGCAGACGGTTGTCGAATTCACTTTGTGCAAGCGCTGTTGCGTTCATGCTGCCTCCAGGGTGGCGGTTAGTCGAAGTAGTCCTGATCGGCCAGATACTCGGAATGCTCGTTTACAAGCCATTCTTCCATCGAGGCGATTTCTGATTCAGTCATGAAGCTGGTGTCGTCTTTCGACTCCCAATTGATTTCGCAATGTCCGAAGTACTCGTCGGGATCAGCGGCTTGGGAGCTGAAGTTGCCTTTTCGGGCTGAGAAATATGCGACGGTCAGGCTGATGGCAACGTCCTCGCCGCCCTTGACCGTCCAGTATTCGTAAGTGCGGGCCATGGCGACCTCCAGTGTTTGGGGTTAGGCGGCTTCGGCCTTCGGTTCGTCTTTGTCGTACTTCTCGCCGCAGAACATGCAGTAGTTGGCCAGCATGCTCATCGACTTCTTCTTGCCCTTCATCACGCCAGCCTTGGTCGGGGCCTGATACGTGACTTCAATCGGCATGACCTGCTTGAACCGCGCTTGATTCCCACCGAAAAACATTGCGTAGCCGGTCAGCCGCGCACTCAAGCCCTTGAAGCCTTCCGGAAGTTCGGCGGGCAGAGCTTCAAGCAGCCTCGCTTCGGTATCCTGTTTGCAAGTACACATCGCTGATGTCCTCTGTGGGTTCACCTGTATTCGTCAACACTCATGCCTCCCGCTGGTTGCCGATGGGCGCGGGGGAGGAGTGCTGACGTAATAGAGGTGGGGAAGGGTGTGCCTGTTTTTACAGGGGCAGGCTCCCTGTTTCCTCGCTTTCCACAGTCGAGGGAAAACCATATGCTTCGACTTCCACAGTCGAAACAAGGAATGTAGTAATGGCGAATTACATGGTGCGGGTTGAGATTTTCAAGGCTGACGGCGAGGAATACGCAGACCTGCATAAGGCACTGGAATCGCTTGGCCTCAAGAGGACGGTTCAAGGGGATAATGGGGTTCTCAGGATGCCGCCTGGCACCTACTACGGAGCAAGCTCGCTGGGAACCTATGAGCTGAGGGAGAAAGTTAAGACTATTGCCGCCCCCTTCTCCTACCCTGCCGATCCTTCAGTGTTTGTCTCTGAGTCAAGCGACTGGTCTGGCTGGCTTCGACTAGCCTGAGACGAACTACCGCCGCCAGCGGAAGGTCTTCCTTTGGGCATTTCACTTACCCAGTAGGCCAGGTAGTTTGAAGCGATGGCGAAAGCCTCATCAAAAGTGACGCTTTCATCCGTCGCGATCTCCTGAATAATCTGGCGAAACCGCTCAATCTGATCTTCGTTCATCTCACTCTCCTGCTTTCCGCGTGGCCCTGAGTAGGGCCACCTGGAGAGCATCCGACTTGAATTTGGTGCCCGGATATTTACCCACGCCGGGCCGTGCTAGCCTCTCCAGTCCCTACAACCGTTGAGGCAATACCGCATGAACATAGAGCTTCAGTGCAGCAAGTGCGGCTGCAAAGACTTCCAGCACCCCGACGACCTGAACGACGAGTCGACCATCACATGCAACGACTGTGGCGCATCCGCCCCCTACGGCGAGGTGAGAGAGCAGGCCATCACCAAGGCGAAGGAGTTCATCGACGGGAAACTCGGGAATCTGTTTAAGGGCAGCTAGGTCGGCTCGCATGGATTCAATTAGTGCGATTGTTTTTGTCGCATCAACATCAATGTGAAGCTGCATCTGCTTCTCCTGCTTTCCGCGTGGCCCTGAGATAGGGCCACCTGGAGAGCATCCGGCCCACACTCGGCGGGCCGGTAATCTCTATTCCTTGCATAGGCCAACGGTCGCTTTCCCGTCAGTGACTTTCAGCGCGACACGGGATCAAGGTCCCAAGGCCAAACGCTTACTCACCACCACGCAGCTTCTCCAGCTGCGCCCTCCGAATGAGGTCTCCTATGCCCAGCGCCGACATGAGGTCGAATCGCTGCGTACCGTTGCGCGGTACGTCCGCTGGCTATGCATCGGCCAGCTCGGCGTTCATCAAGTTTTTAAAGAGCGGCGAGCCGTGAGGCCCTGGCGAGTCCCTGTTGGGTGACTCGATGGGGTGAACTATCACGCATCGTGTTTATTTCGTCAACACAAAATGTGATTTATTTTTGCAAATAAACACGGCCGAAATCTGTTTACGCCTGCTACATGGTCGAGCTATGATTTTTCTACTACTGGTTATATGTACAGCAAAGGAGGAGTGTATGGGTATGGCGCAGGCGAAGGCGAAACCAGCAGTACGAGTTGAGATGTCCGGAGTGGAACGCCTGGGGCTGCGAGTTTCAGGAATGATCAATCACCCATTTTCGCAAGAGCGGCGCTGGGTGAAGATTCATCGGCTGGATACCGACGGGGATAGGGAGTGGGGCGAGGTAATGGGCTTGCTGGCCGAGACGGACGGCATCGACATTACCTTCAACGATGACGAGACGGTGACGCTAAGGTGGGAAGCAAGCGCGGATGATGAGCGCCCAATTGAAGTGGTCGAGGCGGTAGAGGAGGAGCCAGCGCCTTTCTGATAGGCATAAAAAGCCCGCTCAGTGGCGGGCTTCGAGGCTTCACGAAAGACTAGCTTTTCGCGTCGCTATCTTTTTCTGGAGGGGGAGGCGAGATGCTTTTCCTGAAGTCTTCGGCGACGGGCTTGGAGAGCCCTTTGTTCTCGCCAAAGGCAGTTTTCACGGCATCATCAGCGGCAAGAAACTTCTCAATTTTTCCTTTTGCGCCTTTGGATTCATCGATCTTCTTCTGAAGTGTGGCTATCAGATCATCTGAAGCAGAAGCGAACCTTTTATGCTTCCACTCCCTTTCTGAAGATGAGGCCTCGTGGAGTTCCTTGGTGGCCCGATCATATGCTTCCTGGGCGTTACTCTCCTCCACCATAAGGCGGACCCTAGCGGAAGCGAGTCTTGTCATTGCCTTGCACCCGTCAATGAATGCGAGCGCTACATCTCTGTCAGCAGGGCGGTGAGACCAGTCCACCGAGGCCAGCTTGCCAGCCTCTTTATCCAGTGACTCCAATGTGCCGGATGCGCGACTCGAGTACTCAGCAAGGGTTATGCCATCCTCATCCCGAGCAGAAATCTGCCTTTCGAATAAAACCGCCGATGCCTGAACCGCGCTTAATGCCTGGCTGCTCTTTTGGTGACTCTGGTAGGCGCCCCACCCAAACCAGCAGCAGACTGCGACCAGGGCGGCGATAGAAATCCCTACTATTGAAGCCTTCATCCTTAAGCTCTCCATATGAAAGGCCCGCACTTTACCATTCGTGGCGCACAGCCACCATTTATGGCAGGGATGTTCCGCTACAACACTTCCGCCGCCAAGGAAGACTCAGGGGAGTACTGCAATCGCCAGGGCCAGTTGCGTGTCTGACATGAGCGGCGGTGCGCTGGTCGAGCGGTAGTATCTGGAGGCCTGCTCAAACTGAGCCCCGCGAATCTCTCCGTCCGAACCAATGAACGCCAGGGCGTCGGTCTTGGCTGACTTGAAAACCTCTGGCGGCTCGGTCGTGAGAGACGTGGTAGCCCCAATTAAAAGGGTCGGCGCGCAAATGGTCAGAAATATCGCGGCGGCGATAGGGTTGGCGCCATCGCCCGATACGGCCGGTGTGCTAACTGACAGCAGCAGGGCGAGCGCCAGTGTCTTCCATGGGTCCATTCTTCGATGCTTCCATTGCGATCTGAGAACGCTACCTTAACAGGGCAGGGGATCGCCAGATACAAGAAGCCCGGCGCAGGGCCGGGCTTTGGGTCTATCTATTGCTGCCAAGGCAGGGTCTTGAGACGGTATCGAGGCCGACTTGTGCCAATGCGCCTAGCTGTAACCTCTATCGTGAACTGCGTGTAAAGGTGACTGTTAATATCGTTTGGGCTAGTAATTTCGCTGGGAATCCTCCCGTAGATAACCTCTCCGCCAGCTGTCTTGAACTCAAAGACTCTTTTGTCTGGCAAGACGCCAACGAACGAACCCGTATACGTCTCGTCAACTTCTTTGATGTTGTCCAGGCTCAATCGCACTTTGCTACGGCGAACCTGCTCAACATCTGAAAACTGAAATCGGCGGGTGCTTGTCGTTAGAGCGCAAGAAGCATCATTTTCTGCCAGTTCATTTAGAAAATCCGATACCGCCGCTATTGCTCTGTCGGCCAGCCTAGAGACCGGTTCAGATAGTTCTTCGTCGCTCTTGGTAGACGCCTCCAGCAGCTCCGTAAGGATGTCAATTGCCTGAGAAACCGGAGTCGTCCCTTCGATATCTAGCTGCCTATCGGCCGGAATCTCTTCCAGTTCGAAGCCGAACGATCCCCGAGCTGGTCCCGTAATCAGAAGCTGGTTGCTGGATCTGTTAGGGATCGGGCCTTTATCAGCGAGCGTTCCAGAAATTGATGCCGCAATTGCTGTGATCGCGACGCTGAATGCTTTTGTTGCTGTCGCGCCAAATTCGGCAAGTACACCATGGGTGCCCCAGACAGGCGCTCCGCGATAGGTAAGCTTTACCTTGGCCGGGCGATAAGCGTGCTTACTATTATCGCCAAGGAAAGCGCGCGCCTGCTCTATCCGTGATTTTATGGACATCAGGGTAAGCTTGCTTATGCCTGGCGTTGCAGCCTGTTTTTCAAGAAATCCGAGCTCTGCAGACTTGTGGATATATTCAGATCTGTTCATGTGCAAGCTCCTGCTGCCGAGCCACAAGCAAGTTTTTTGCTTCTGCATCCTGTGAAGGGGATAGGTCGACCTTTAGAAAGCCTTTCCATTGCCCGGTCCGCCTATGTGACCACATGCTGTACCAATAAGTCGTCATAGCAACCAGGGCTTCAGCAGGATCGCTCAAGGACTGAACGTAAAAGTCAATCCTGAACTCTTTTTTCAGATTTTCACGGTCGCCACCAAGAAGGTTAATCTGACGCTCCTCCAGCATGCCGAAGAAGTCGTCATTAGCCGGGGTGAATGTCACTACATCTATATCGCGCGGAGAGCGATGCTCCAGCAGCTCTATATCTTCAGTAAAACTACCGTCCAGCCACTGAAAACCATTATCCATGCCCATTTTATGCAGTTCTGCGCGATGAGCTAGAAACCCTTCCAAAATATCACATCGCTCCTGACTGGTCGCGAATCTGTCGACGACCTGCCCTAGCGTGACTTCATATGGCGCGCGATCAAATCCTGTCGGATCATCTTCGTTGATAGGGGGTAGAACCCCTTCAGCATTCCATTC